TCTTAGTTGCCGCTCCGGCGCACGCGCAGACGGTGAACGACGATGTCCGGTGCCTGGTTGTAACCAGTGCCGTCGGCGAGCAGGCCGAGAACGAGCCAACGCGGAAGGTCGCGAATTTGACGGCGGCGTTCTATATGGGGCGGCTGGATGGACGGGTTCCCGCAACTGTTGCTGCAGCCCTCAAGTCTCAACCGGCTGTCGCTGGAACCGCCGCGCTGGGAATTTTCAAAGCCTGCGCTGCGAGGGCACAGGGCGCACAGGCGCGCTTGCGCGCAGAATCTCGGTGATTTGACGGCACCAAGTAATTGAGCGTGAGATGAGACGCGGAATGGGAGGAGCAGTGTGAGACGCCCTCATGCCCTTACGCAGGAGCCATGCTGCGAGCGATTGTCCCACTGTATGGCGTAAGTCGCATGCTCTCTAAGCGGTTATCAGTACTCAGGGGACTGGCTCTCCAATCCCCTGAGTGGCGGTTTTATCGGGACCTTGTAGCGGATCCGTGATCTAAATAGGCGAGTGTATTGTCGCCGACGATGTTGAATAAGCCGTGGTCATTATCTGCGACATGATCGTCAGGCCATGGTGATTGTTCCGAGCCGTGATCGCTATTAGCTTCGCTGGGGCAACGCGCTGATGGCCTATCCCTTTTACGCTCGTACGTACTCAGCATCTTAACTCTCCAATGCTCAACCTCGAGTCGGGTCGTTCTTTGATTGGGAGCCTTGCTTAGAGCGCCGTCAAGTCCCCTCCGGCAAATCTCAAATCTTAACAGCTCGCAAAATCTTGCTGCCAACACCGAAAGCGTCGTGCTGTGTCCCTATTAATCAGAGCAACGTCGCTGAATGTCCCAAGGGCGGGAGATGGCATGGCATTAACTACCCGACCTTCTACAGCTGACCTCGTTGACGCTATCGGCATGCGCGTGCTTCGGATTGCCGAGGAGATGTCGAGCGGGTCGCGCCATCAGGGGCGCAGCGAGCGCCTAATCGAGCAGGCCGAGCAAGCCGCGATCGACCTGCGCGCCGCTGTCCGCGGTCGCTAACTCACTTCCAGGAGAGCTTCTATGAGCACCTTACAACAGGGTGATGACGCTGCTGCGGCTGTTGCCGTCGCACCCCGCGTTACGCTGGCCTCGATCGAGGAGAAGATCGCTCGTGAGGAATACGCCGTGTTCGGCGATGTTCTGACCGTGTGCGTGCTTCACACCGTCAACGGCTTTACGGTCACCGGTGAGAGCGCATGCGCTTCGCCTGAGAACTTCAATGCCGAGCTCGGTCAGAAGTTCGCTCGCGAGCGCGCGATCGCCAAGCTCTGGGGCTTCGAGGGCTACCTACTGCGCGAGCAGCTTTACGCCGCAGCTACCGTTTAAGGTCAGGGAGTTGGGCAAGCTCAAGGCTTTGCCGAACCGCCTCACCTCGCTGCGGCCAGGGCTTGGTTCGTTGCCGCCTGTCGAGCGCACCCGCGACGAGGACCGCATGCTGCACGCGCCTTGGCGCAAGCTCTACAAGACGGCGCGCTGGCGTGCCCTGCGCATGGTCATCCTGACGCGTGACATGTTCACGTGTCAGTGGCCTAGCTGCGGACTGATGACCGCGGACACGTCGCAGCTGGTCGTCGACCACAAGCGGCCGCACCGCGGTGACGAGGCGTTGTTCTGGGACGAGCGCAACCTGCAATGCCTGTGCGCGCCCTGCCATAACAGCCGCAAGCAGCGCGCTGAGCGCGCCCAACGACACTGACCACGCCGCCCCACCCCCGGGGGGGAGGGTCTGACCATCGGTAGGGCGCGCCCTGCTGGACCCCATAGGCTCTCACGCAGACAATAAATCCTGCTGGAGTCTCCTAGGGTGCGAACTTTGAGCCGAGGAGCTCCGCAATGGCAGCTCGCAAAACTACTGCGGACTGGTCGCTCATCGAGCTCGAATACTTGGCCGGCGATGATTCCATTCGGGAAATAGCTGATCGGCATGAGATATCCGACACGGCTATTCGTAAGCGAGCAAAGGCCGAAAAGTGGGTTCGCGAGCCCCGCAAGGTTCGCACTGCGAACCGGTGCGAACCTGAGCGCTCCCCGCCCCCGCCGGCGCCAATCAATGCGGACGAACCGGTCGAGGCCGGCAAGATCGCCGATGGCGGACGGGGCCTCGTCTGGCGAATGCTCGACGAGCTCGACGTGATCACCAGCCGGCGCGGCGAACTCGAGGACATGATCATCGAGGCGACCGATGGTGATGATGAAGAGGATCGGCGCGCGACGATGATGCGCGCCGTCAGCCTCACGAACAGGGCCAACACCATGAAGACGCTGGCCCTGGCATTGAAGACCCTAAACGAAGCGTCCGCGCCTCAAGGCAAGAAGGCTGCGACGCAAGATCGGGCAAACGCCGTCGGCGGCGGGCGCCGGTTCGGCGCGATGGGGCCGCCAACGCTGAAAGCCGTGAGCTAGGGTGCCGACCTGGTCGACGGCGCTGCCGGACTGGAAGGCCCGGATCCGGGCACGCGGCACTCTGATCCCGTTCTCGCCGCTGTTCCCGGCTTCGGCCGAAGCCAAGATGGAGGTCTTCTCGTCGCTGAGCATTGCCGACCTCGGCATCAACCCGGCGACGGGGCGCACATGGACGATCGGCGAGAGCGCGGACACCTGGCTGCTGGACTTCGCCGCGGCGATCTTCGGCGCCTATAACCCTGATACGGGGCAGCAGATGGTCCGCGAGGGCCTGCTGCTCGTCTCGAAGAAGAACACCAAGTCGACGATCGCCGCGGGCATCATGCTGACCGAGTTGATCTGCGGCTGGCGCCCGTCCGACGAGAACCTGATCCTCGCGCCAACCATCGAGGTGGCCGGCAACAGCTTCAAGCCAGCCTGCGACATGATCCGCGCCGATGAGGAGCTCGGCGATCTCCTGCATATCCAGGAGCATATCAGGCTGATCACCAACCGCGTCACGAAGGCGACGCTCAAGGTGGTGGCGGCGGACAGCGCGACGGTGTCGGGCAAGAAGGCCAGCCGGGTGCTGGTCGACGAGCTCTGGCTCTTCGGCAAGAAGGCAACGGCGGACGCCATGTTTCGCGAGGCCTCGGGCGGCCAAGTGTCGCGACCGGAGGGATACACTCTCTACCTGACGACGCAGTCCGACGAACCGCCCGCTGGCGTGTTCAAAGAGAAGTTGGCCTATGCCCGCGACGTCCGCGACGGCGTGGTCGACGACCCCGAGTTTCTGCCGGTGCTCTACGAGTTCCCGGAGGATATGATCGCCGCGGACGAGCACCTCGACCCGGCGAACTTCTACATCACCAACCCCAACATCGGGAGGTCGGTCAGCCAGCAATGGCTCGAAAGCCAGTTCCGCAAGGTCGCCAACGCTGAGGACGGCACCAAGCAGGTCTTCTACGCCAAGCATTTGAACGTGGAGATCGGTGTCGGCCTGCGCCACGATGCGTGGATCGGCGCTACCTATTGGGAGGGCGCGGCTGCACCGGCGGCGCTTTGGGACGGCACCTTCGAGCATTTGCTCGAGGTCTGCGAGGTGATCGTCGCCGGTGGCGACGGTGGCGGCCTCGACGATCTTCTCGGCCTTGCGCTGCTTGGCCGGCACAAGGTCACAAAGCAGTGGCTGCTTTGGTGCCGGGCCTGGGCGCAACAGGACGTGTTCGATCGGCGCAAGGATATTGCGAGCCGCCTGAACGACTTCATCGGGCATGGCACGCTCGTGAAATGCGTCACCCCGACGCAGGATCTCGTCGACGTCGCCGATCTGCTCGAGCGCGTGAAGGACGCGGGCCTGTTTCCCGAGGAAGCGGCCATCGGGCTCGATCCCCAAGGGGTGACGGCACTGGTCGACGAGCTATCCGGGCGCGGCTTCTCCGCTGAGCAGATGTTGGCTGTCAGCCAAGGCTTTCGCCTCTCCGGCGCCGTGTGGGGCACGGAACGCAAGCTGAAAGACGGCACGCTTGTCCATGGCAATCAGGAGTTGATGGCGTGGTGCGTCGGTAATGCGAAAGCGGAGCAGCGCGGCAATGCCGTCCTGATCACCAAGCAAATCGCCGGCAAGGCGAAGATCGATCCCCTCGTCGCCGCCTTCAACGCGGTGATGCTGATGACCCGCAACCCGGAAGCCGCAGGCGCCGGGCTGCAGGTCATGTTCC